ATTTTAAAAGTTGTGAAAATACAACAAAAATAGTTTTTAAAGCGTTGTTTTTATGCAACAACTTTTTTGGGATTTGCCCACTTGACGTGAGAAACCGCAATCCCCCATAATGTGGGCGGGAAGATGCGTCTTCCTGAAACCGACTAACCAAGCCGCCGATTAGGGCGGCTTTTTCATTGGAAAACCATGAAACAAATCACCATCACCATCGGCGACGATGGCCAGATCACCGTCGAGTCAAGCGAGGGTGGTGAGCCGTATCAGTGCCAAAGCATTGACGAGTGCCGCCAGTACGTCGACCAGATGCTGGCCGAAGAGGGCGGCGAGAGTCCCCAGGAACAAGCCACAGAGGGCCAGGAAGACTACGGTCAGATGTGGCAGCAAGAAGCAAAGAATCGTCAACCCCAACCCGGCCTGATGGCCTAACCCCGGAGAAATCACCATGCAAGAGTATTCCAACCCAGCCAGCCGTAACACCATGCGCGCCGCAGGCAACCCCATGAAAACCGGCGCAGCCATGGGCGGCGGCGGCAACCAGACCCAGGGCGCTGGCATGCTGCCCAGCAAAGTGTCTGTTCCCATGCCGGGAACCAACACAACCCAGACCGCCTACAAGGGCGGCATGGCCAAGGCACCAATGGGCTTTAACAACGGCCTGATCGCTGGCAAGATTTAATGCCAAGCAGGTCTCCTGCCCAGGCCAGGATGATGGCCGCAGCCGCCCACAATCCCGCCTTCGCTAAGAAGGTGGGTGTTCCTGTGTCTGTGGCAAAGGACTTCAACCAGGCCGACAAGGGCAAGGGGCTTTTGCGCAAGGCAATGGAGACGCGCAAGTGAAGCCGGGCTTGTATGCCAACATCCAGGCCAAGCGTGAGCGCATTGCTGCTGGCAGCAAAGAGCGCATGCGCAAGCCTGGCGCTGAGGGCGCACCGACCGCAGAGGCTTTCCGCGAATCAGCTAAGACAGCGGGCATCATTCGCAAGGCGGTGAAGAAGTGAAGACGCCAGCCTGGCAGCGCAAAGAAGGCAAGTCGCCGACCGGTGGCCTCAATGCCAAAGGCCGCGCCAGCGCCAAGGCCCAGGGCATGAACCTCAAAGCGCCGGTCAAGTCAGGCGACAACCCGCGCCGAGCCAGCTTCCTGGCCCGCATGGGCAACATGCCCGGGCCTGAACGTAAAGACGGGGAACCGACTAGGCTGCTGCTTAGCCTCAATGCCTGGGGCGCGTCGTCCAAGTCAGACGCCAAGGCCAAGGCCAAAGCGATCAGCAACCGCAACGGCATCATTGGCAAACAGATGAAGAGCACATGAAAAAAGCAAGTCGAGCTAACGCACGCAACGCCGACCTGGCCGGAGCGCCGCCCAAGCTGGCGACGCTTGACGACCTGGAAGTCCCAACGGTGGCCAAGCCAGGGAGGGCGCACGCGTCCAACCGAAGCAGCAGCACCAAGAAGGGTGGCGAGTTAAAGATCAACCTCAAGGCCGTGGCCGAGGCCCTGGTCGATGAGGGCTACGACCCAGCGGTGGAGATCATCTCCATCCTCAAGAAGCAAATACCGATCTGCGATGTCAACGGCGTGCCCAAGATCGACCCGAAGACCAAGCTGCCCATGATGCGCGATGCCCTGGACCCAGACACCAAACTGCGTATGCTCAATGAGATGCTTCAGTACACGCAGCCCAAGCTCAAAGCCGTGGAGGTCAAGCTCTCCGGCCACCTGGAGCTAACGAACGAGCAGCTCGACTCCAGGCTTGAGATGCTTTTTGCCAAGGCGCTCAAGTGAACCTCGGCGACATCGACCTGTCCAAGCTGGACCTGACCAGGCTCACCCTGGACGAGAAGCTCCAGGTCTACGAGCTGATGCGATTGAAGGACATCCGCGCCAAGCGCAACCGCCTGGCCACCTACTTGCCCTACGCCAAGCAGGAAGCCTTCCATGAAGCCGGTTCGTCATTCCGCGAACGGCTCTTCATGGCAGGCAACCAGCTTGGCAAGACATGGGCCGGAGCCTTCGAGGTCGCCATGCACGCCACTGGCCGCTACCCTGATTGGTGGAAGGGCAAACGATTCCCCTACGCTACCCGCAGCATGGTCGGCTCCGAGTCAGCCGAGTTGACGCGCAAGGGCGTGCAGCGTTTGCTGCTTGGCCCGCCTGAGATGAAGGACGAGTGGGGCACCGGGGCGATCCCGCATGCTTGCGTCCGCGATACCAGCATGAAGCAAGGCGTGCCTGATGCCGTCTCCAGCATCGTGGTCCGCCATGAGTGCGGCGAGGACTCGGTCATCCAGTTCAACAGCTACGACCAGGGCCGCAGCAAGTGGCAGGCCGACACCGTGGACTTCGTCTGGTTTGACGAAGAGCCGCCGCTGTCGATCTACTCTGAGGGCCTGACCCGTACCCAGGCAACCGGTGGCCAGGTGTTCGTCACCTTCACGCCTTTGCTGGGCATGTCCGACGTGGTTAAGCGCTTCTTGATCGACAAGCCTGTCGGGTCCAGCGTTACCAGCATGACAATTCACGACGCAGAGCACTACTCAGACGAGCAGCGCGATGCGATCATTGCCAGCTACCCAGAGCACGAGCGCGAGGCGCGCGCCAAGGGCATCCCAATCCTGGGCAGTGGCCGGGTGTTCCCGGTGGCCGAGGACGCGATCAAGGTGCGTGCCTTCCCGATACCCCCGCACTGGCCGCGCATCACCGGCATCGACTTTGGCGTGGACCATCCAACCGCTGCGGTCTGGCTGGCATGGGACCGAGACAGCGACACAATTTACATCACCGACACCTACCGCAAAAGCGAACCAGGTATTGGTGGCCATGCGATGGCGATCCGGGCCAGGGGCGACTGGGTGCCGATAGCCTGGCCGCATGATGGCCTGCAACGCGACAAGGGCGGATCGGGCGAACAACTGGCCAAGCAGTACCGCGATCAGGGGCTGAACCTTCTCAAGGACAAAGCCACATTCGAGGACGGCAGCAACGGCGTAGAGGCCGGTCTGTCCGAGATGCTGACACGCATGCAGACCATGCGCCTGCGGGTGTTCTCCCACCTGGAGGACTGGTTCGAGGAGTTCCGCCTGTACCACCGCAAAGACGGCATGGTCGTCAAGCTGACTGACGACGTCATGTCCGCTACCAGGTACGCGATAATGATGCGCCGCTACGCCAAGACACAGGAAGAGTCCGAAGCCAGGGTGCGTAACAACCGCGTGCCTAACGTCCCCGCCTTTGGGGTTTTCGACGAAGTCGCAGGATACTGACATGGCCACCACCCAATTTGCACCAGCCCCGGCTATCAACCTGGCAGCGCCCATGTCCCGTGCTGCGCCCCAAGGCAGGATGGACGTGCAGGGCGGTTACGGCCAGGCGGCTGATTCCCAGAACGGGATGAACATCCAAAACAATCAGGCTACGCCCGGCAACGCGGTGGACCCCAAGAACAAGGTCAGCTCCGCCATCCCAACCGTTGGCATTCCGCTTTCCACCAATCAGCCTGGCCGGGGTACTGGCGGGCCGCTCATGCCCGGTCAGCCTACCGGCCTCATTGGCTCAAAAATGCTGACACGCTAAGGACCATTCATGCAACCACCACAAGTCAACATCGACGTCGAAGTCATCGACCCGCAAGCCCAGCAGGAAATGATGCAGGAGCGCTTGCAAGCGTTCGGCACCAGCATGGCCCAGCAACGAGACGAGTGGGTGCGGGCGCGTTACAGCTACGGCGTGGACAAGCGCTGGCTGGAGGACGAGGACCAGTACAACGCCAAGGACAACATCAACAAGGCAGCCAGCCAGATGATGACCAGCGTCGAGCAAGGCTACCCTGTCACCACACAGGCAGCCAAGCCTCACCGCTCAACCGTCTACATCGGCCTGACCAGGCAGAAGTCCAACGCAGGCGAAGCGCGCCTGGCTGACATCCTGCTGCCAACAGACGACCGCAATTGGGGCATCCAGCCCACGCCTAAGCCTGACGTGATGGGCATGGCGCGTGATGGGCAAATGGCCGGTGACAAGGAGACAGGCGAACCGTTGCTGCACCCGGACACCCAAGAGCCGTTGCGCATGAAGGACATTGCGCGCGCTGCGATGGACGTGGCCCGCAAAAAAGCCGACGCGATGCAACTTGAGATTGACGACCAACTCACCGAGTGCGACTACAACGCCGAGGTGCGCAAGGTCATCCACAACTCAGCCGTGCTGGGCACCGGGGTACTCAAAGGCCCCATCGTCACCAACCGCACTCGCAAAGCCTGGCAGCCATACCGAGACATGGAGGGCAACCAGGTCCACACCCTGGAGATCGTCGAGGAGCTGCGGCCCGCATCGTTCAGCGTCGACCCGCGTAACGTCTGGCCAGACCCAGGCTGCGGCGACAACATCCACACCGGCAAAGGCATTTATGAGCGTGAGCAGCTAACCAGCCGCCAGGTGCGTGACCTGGCCAAGCAGCCCGGCTTTATGAAGGGCCAGCTTCGCAAGGTCTTGGAAGAGGGGCCAAAGAAGTCGGCCACGTTCCAAGAGCTAAAAGACGACGACCAGCGCGACATTGCGCGCGACGTTTACGAGATGTGGACCTACTGGGGCGAAGTGGACCACGACGACCTGGCCGCTACCGGCCTGGACGTGGGCGAGAAGGACGAGCTGCGCAGCATCAGCGCTTGCGTCGTGATGATCAACAACACGGTAGTCAAAGCGTTCCTCAATCCGCTGGAAGGCGGCGACTTGCCTTATGACGTCTTTGTCTGGGAGAAGGTGGCAAACAGCGTGTGGGGCTACGGCGTGCCATACCTCATGCGCGCTCAGCAGCGAGTGCTCAATGCGGCATGGCGACAGATGATGGACAACGCTGGCGTTTCCAGTGGGCCGCAGATCATTGTCAAGGCCGGAGCGATCCAGCCTGCCGACAAGCAATGGCAGCTCAGCGCGCGCAAGATTTGGTTTGCCACCGACGATGTCGACGACGTGCGCAAGGCGTTCACCGCTGTCGAGTTCAACAGCCACCAGACCGAGCTGGCCGGGATCATCAAGATGGCGATGGAGCTGGCCGACCAAGAGACCGGCGTGCCCGCCATCACCCAGGGCGAGAAGGGCGCAGCGCCTGACACCGTGGGCGGCATGCAGATGCTGATGAACAGCGCCAACGTGGTGCTGCGCCGCCTGGTCAAGCAGTTTGATGACATGATCACCAAGCCGCACATCCGTCGCTACTACGACTACAACATGATGTACAGCGAGGACGAAGAGATCAAGGGCGACTTCAGCATTGACGCGCGCGGCTCCAGCGCCCTGTTGATACGCGACATCCAGAACCAATCGTTCCTAAACCTGCTTGCCGCTGCGACCAACCCGGTGTTTGGCATCTACCTGGACCCGCAAAAGTTATTTGAGAAAGCATTGCAAGCGCAGCACATCGACCCCAAGGACGTGTTCAAAGCAGAAGACGAGCTGGAGCGCATCAAGGAAAACCAAGCCAAGGCTGCGGAGAACCCACAGCAGGCACCGCAGGACCCACGCATCCAGGCAGCGCAAATCCGCGCTCAGACAGATATGCAAAAGGCCCAGGCGCAGAACCAGGCCGACACGGCAGAGATTCAATTGCGCCAGCAACTGGCCCAGCAAGAGGGTCAACTGCGTATGGCCGAGCTACAGATGCAACGCGAGATCGAGATGCTGAAAATGTCGAACACGCAGAACATCAGCTTGGAACAGATCAAAGCAAAACTGGCCGACACGGCTATCCGCGAACGCAGCAAGAAGGAAATCTACGCTGCCGAGCAAAACCTCAAACTGCAAACCGGCTCCGGCATTTAACGAAAGGACTTCATCATGGCATCAGTAAACGCAACCATCAGCAGAGACACCGCATTAGGCGCGGTGATCGTGACTTGGGCATTGACCAGCGCAGACACGGGCACAGGCTTTCAATTGCCTGCCGCTGGCGATATGACCTGCCATACGTTTGGCACCTTTGGCGGGGCCACCATCACTTGGCAAGGATCAAGCGACGGGACCAACTGGCACGCCATGACGCAAAAAGGCGGCACGGCCAACATGGCCTACACGACCACGGCCAACCATTCGCCCAATGAGATGCCGCCGTTTGTTCGCGCCATATCCGCAGGCGGCACCAGCACCGTGATTACCGCGTCTCTTTGCTTCTATCCGCGCTACATGAAAAACTCATATTAAGCGGGCAGTAGCGGGCAGATAACCTTGTTGCAAAAACACAACCGCCGCCCTATACTACGGGCCAGGGGCCTTGCGCCCAAAAACTACAGAGCCAGGCAATGACCTGGCTTCTTTGATGGCATGAACGATTTCACTACCGCAACCTGGCACCAAATGCGCAAATGGGCTGAAACAGAGCTTGAGCGTGCGCGTGTCAAAAACGACGCAGTCGGTCTCTCCGAAAACGAGACTGCGGCGCTGCGCGGTGAAATCAAAATGCTCAAACGATTTCTCGACTTGCCCAATGCGGCAACTCGGGGTGTGGTGGTCGAGTCGGACGAATAGTCCCCCTCGACCTTGTGAGTAGGCCACCGAAAGGTGGCTTTTTTATTGGAGAGCATTGTGGAAGAAAACGAATTGTCTCAAGACGAGGCGCAACAGGTTTGGAATGAGGAAGCTAAAAAGCTCGATGCCGGTGAGCAATCATCCGCGTTTGAGTCTCAAGCGTCTGTGCCGGAAACCCTGCCACAGGATACCCCCGAACCCCAGGCTGCTGCACCAATGCAAGAGGCACCAGTTGACCCACTAGCCGGACTCCCGGAGGAAGTGAAACTTGCATTGGGCAAGATCACCCAACTGGAACAGGCAAATGCTCAATTGCTGCACCACGTAAAGACTACCGAGGGTCGCGTGGCTGCGATGCAGCGTGAAGCCCAGCAGGGACGCCAAGCAGCGACTTCGGTCGATGCCGCACCTAGCCAGGGACAAATGGCTGCCGCCGCCAAGAACCCAGAGAAGTGGGAGCAGCTCAAGCAGGATTTCCCCGAGTGGGCCGGAGCAATGGAGGAGTACGTCGGATCAAAGCTAAGCGACATGCAGCCGAGTGTGCGTGCCACGGATATCGTGGAATACGTACAGCAGCAGCTTGCCACAGAGCGCGAGACGATGAAGGTCGCCCTTGAAGAAGCCCGAGTCGAAGGCAAGTACGAAAACTGGCGCGATACCGTTAACACATCGGACTTCGCTGCCTGGTACGCACTTCAGCCTAACGAGATTAAAAACCTCGCCGACAGCCCGGCAGCCCGCGATGCGATTCGCATGTTGGACTTGTTCCATGTAGCGAAAGCAAAACCGGCATCGGAGATCAGGCAAGAGCGCGGAGCACGTCTCGCCGCTGCTGCGACGACCCGTCCTGGACAGACACCGCCGCCCAAGACATTGGACGACATGTCACCAGAAGAACTGTGGAACTATGAGGCCAAGAAGCGCGAGGAAACCCTCGCAAAACGCGGCTATTAACTTTTTTTGTAAGGAATCAAAATGGCTATTCAAAACTACGGCACCGTAGCGTCGCGTAACTTAATCCGCGCCGCCCAGGGCATGCTTGAGCATGCACAGCCCATCACCGTCCTTGGCGACTTCGGCACTCAGCGCGAAATGCCGCAGAATTCGACTGACACCTTGGTGTTCCGTCGTACTCTGCCTTTCGGCGCAACGACCGCAGGAACCACGATTGAGAACAGCACACGTTACGTGGGCACACCGGACATCACCGCTTCCAACTTCGTGTTGGCTGAGGGTGTGACTCCTAACTCGAACACCATCTCCTTCCAGGACGTGACTGTTCAACTGCAACAGTACGGCGTGCTGTTCAAGTACAGCTCGAAAACCGAGCAACTGTACGAAGACGACATCCCCGGCGAGATGGTCAAGCTGACTGGCGAGACCCTAGCTGAGGTGATGGAGTTGGTTCGCTACGGTGTACTGAAGGCCGGTTCGACTGTGATCTACGCAAACGGCTCCAGCCGCGCCGCGATCAACACCGCGATCAGCCTGAACGCAATCCGTAAAGCAGCACGTACCTTGGAATCCAATCGTGCCCGCCGCGTGACCAGCCGCCTGGCTCCTGGCGTGAACTTCGGCACTCGCGCAGTGCAGCCTGCTTATGTGGTGTTCTGCCACACTGACGCAGTGTCTGATGTGCGTAACCTGCCTGGCTTCACCCGCGTTGAAGAGTACGGTTCATTCAAGCCAATCCACGACCGCGAAATCGGCGCTTGCGAAGACTTCCGCTTCGTCAGCTCTCCGCTGCTCAAGTCGTTCCTGGCTGCTGGTGCATCGGTCGGTTCGTCCGGCATGTTGTCCGTTGGCGCATCCAGCGTTGACGTGTACCCCTTCATCGTTATCGGTGAAGACGCTTGGGGCCAAGTTGCTCTCAAGGGCATGTCCGCGATCAAGCCTGTGGTGTTGAAAGCATCGCAGACTAACCACGCTAACCCACTGGGCCAATTCGGCTACGTGGGTGCTTCGACCTGGTTTGCTACCGTGCGTTTGAACGACGCCTGGATGGCCCGTATCGAAGCCGGTGTGACCGCTCTGTAATGACTAGGGGCCAGGGCAACCTGGTCCCGTCTAACCAAAGGAAAACACCATGAGCAATGCAGCTTATTACAGCCTTTTAAATGACGGCCGACTAACCGGAAACATAATTGGAGCAGTGCTTGCCACTGCCCCAGTAGCGGTGACCGGTGCTACGCTAACAGCTACACCAGACGTACACGCAGGCCGTACTATCGTTATCAATGCCGCAGCAGGATGTGCAGTTACTCTGCCTAATGCTACCGGCACTGGCTCTGTGTATCGTTTTGTGATCGGCACAACCATTACATCAAATAGCACTACCATTAAGGTAAACAATGCTACTGACGTGATGGCGGGCCGGGCGTTTGTGATTAGTGACAACTCGGCAGCGGTCTTGGGTTACGCCACGGCTGCTAGTAGCGACACCATCACGCTTAACGGCACAACATTGGGCGGCCTCGTCGGCGATCACATTGAGATCATTGACGCGATTGCGGGCACTTATGCTGTGCGCGTCTTCACCTCTGCAACCGGTACGGAAGCAACTCCGTTCTCGGCAACTGTCTCTTAATTTTTTGTAAAGGAATCTTTCCATGTCTTACAACATCGAACAAGCCAATAGTGGCTTTCTTTCGCTCACCGCTGCCGGTCTGGCTGAAGGCACGAACGCAAACACGTTCAAGACTGCCAACACTTTGACCTTCACCAACAACGGTGTTTTCAAATCCAAAGCGGCTACCGACAACCTGACCTTTTCGACCGGCACCGCGCTGGCCGCAAGCCAGGCTTGCCTGTTTGCTGTGTGGATCAGCTCCGGCGGCACCGTAACGACCACTCAGGGTCCTATCGTGGCCGCAGGCGATCCTTGCCCAGTGCCCACGGCAGCGGCTTCCAACCTTACGTTGGTCGGCCTGATCAAGGTCACCACCAGCTCGGCAGTTACGTTTACGCCTGGCAGCACTGACCTTAGCGCAACCGGCATTACCGGCGCGTACTACGACTGCATGGACATGCCTGGCTCTGCCCAGTAAGTTGCCATCTCTCTTCTCCTTGAAGAGCTTGACGCAGACCACCTTCGGGTGGTCTGCTTTTTGGTAAAACGATTTTTCAACCCCTGGAGTAAATGATGGCAACAAAACAAAAAATCCAAGGCATCGAGATCAGCGACGATGCACCCACAATAGATTTGGTTTCGGAATTAAAAGACTTTGCTGCGCTTGCCTCAAGCGAAGTCTTTATGAACGAGCCAGTCACGATCATGGTCCATTCGACCACTGATGAAAACCAACCTCCCCAGGTCATCGTAAATTGCAACGGTATGAACCAGCCGATCATGCGTGGGTATCCCACCACGGTGAAGCGCAAATACGTTGAAATCCTGGCACGTATGAAAGAAACCAAGTACAGCCAGGTTACGCGCAACCCTGCTGCACCTGACCAGATCGACATGGTGGCACGCCACGGTTTGTCGTATCCGTTTGACTTGGTCGAAGACAAGAATCCGCGTGGCCGCGCCTGGCTAAACAACGTGATGGCCGAACCGGCTTAAACCCATGAACTTATTGCAATTGGTCAACCAGGCACGCGTCGAATGCGGCGTGTCTGGTCCGGCCCTTACAACTGCTGTTGGCCAGACTGGTGAGTCTGGTCGCATGGTTGCTTGGGTGGTCCAAGGCTGGACCGACATCCAGACCAGCAAAGAGGACTGGCTGTTCATGCGTGAATCTTTTAATTTCAACACCACGGCCAGCACATGGGAATACTCACCCACGGCTGCCGGGCTAACTGATTTTGGAAATTGGAAGCGAGACAGCTTCCGGTGCGCGAGCGATCTGACTCTGTACAGAGACGAGCAGCTTTTAAATTACATGGAGTGGACTACGTTCCGCAACCTGTACCGCTACGCCAACATGCGCAACACCACTGCGCGCCCTGTCGTGGTGTCCATCATGCCAAACAAAGACCTGGCGTTTGGCTCTACCCCTGACGGCATCTATGTGATCGACGGTGAGTATTACACCCAGCCGGTCACGTTGTCAGCAGACACGGACACGCCGCTTTTACCGACCAGGTTTCACATGGCCATTGTGTATCGGGCCATGATGTACTACGCAGGTTATGAGGCCGCTCCTGAAGTCATGGCGCGCGGTGACTTTGAGTACCGACGCCTGTACTCTCGCATGGAGATCGACCAGCTTCCTACGCTGATCAGCGGACCACCTTTGGCATAAGGAACCGCCATGGCTTCTTCAGGTTACCCCCAGGTTCGATACGACCTTATCCGCATGGCCGGTGGCCTGGACCTGGTAACCCCGACCCTATCATTGCCGCCAGGCGTAGCGCGAGACGCGCTTAATTTTGAAGCATCCATCACCGGGGGCTACACCCGAATCGCTGGGTACGAGCGATTTGATGGACGCCCAAACCCGTCAGACGCTCTCTACACCATCATCACGGTTAACCTTAGCGCAACAGTCAATGTTGGCGATACGATTGTTGGGGTCACGTCAGCAGCAACCGGATACGTTATAGCAACCAGTACCAACCAGCTAGTTTTTACCTTTGCCACCAGCGCTTTTGTTCCCGGAGAAAGCATCAAGGTCAGCACTGTTACAAAGGGTACGTTTACTGCGTTTGGTCCCGCCGGTACGACTACCAGCAAGCAGGCAGCCGAATACCTTAATTTGGCAGCCGACGCTTACCGGGCCAACATAACGACTGTGCCGGGCTCCGGCTCCATTCGCGGCGTCGTCTACTACAACGACAACGTGTATGCCTGGCGCAACAACAGCGCTGGCACGGCTATGGCCATTTACAAGTCCACGGTCAGTGGGTGGACCCTGGTGCCCCTGGGCTACGAGATGCCGTTCAGTACCGGATCAGTTGAAATTGCTGAAGGCAACATTGTTGTTGGCCAAACCAGCGGTGCGACTGCCACGGTTACGAGGGTTGTTTTAAGCTCAGGCATTTGGACTAGCTCTACCGCAGCAGGGTATTTGTATTTTGCTTCTTTTACCGGTAGTTTTAGCGCAGGCGAAACCCTTCGTGTTGGTGGAACTCCCTACGCCGTGGTAGGCGCTACGGGCGCAGCAGCAATTACTTTGAATCCGAATGGCCGCGTTGAAACAACGATGGGTAATTTTGGCGGCAACAGCAACCAGACCCGCATCTACGGTGTTGACGGCGTAAATAAAGGTTTTGAGTTTGACGGCACTGTCTACGTGCCTTTGCGCACAGGCATGACGCCGGACACTCCAAACAAAGTAGCTTTTCACAAACAGCATTTGTTCTTTGCTTACAACCAATCAATCCAGTTTTCTTCCTTGGGTCTCCCTTACCAGTGGAATCCCGTACTGGGCGCGGGCGAGATAGCGCTGACAAACAACGTCACCAACTATTTGGTCCAGCCTGGTGATCAGTCAACCGGTGCAATGGCAATTTACACGGACAGCGACACGTACATTCTGTACGGCACCAGCTCCGCTAATTGGAACTTGGTGTCCTACAACGTGGGCACCGGGGCCAAACCATACACCGCGCAGAACATGGCCCAAAGCTATGTGTTTGACGATCGTGGCGTGATCAACCTACAGACGACGTTGAACTACGGCAATTTTGATTCAGCAGCCTTGACCTTGAACATACGCCCGTTTGTGCAGCAGCGGCGCAACCTGGGCACCGGTAGCAGCTTAAACCGGGAGAAGGCCCAGTACCGGGTTTTCTTCAGCGACGGATACGGCTTGTACCTGACCATATCAAACAACAATTTGATCGGCGCAATGCCGGTTCAGTTTCCAAACGCGGTCACCGTAATCTGCGAAGGCGAATCGCCTGACGGTGCCGAGACTTCGTTCTTTGGCTCGACCAACGGTTATGTATACCGGTTGGATGCAGGCACGTCTTTTGACGGTGCAGAGATTTCGGCCAACGTCACGTTGGTGTTTAACGCGATCAAGAGCCCGCGTATTTTGAAACGATACCGCAAAGGTTCTTTGGAAATCACCGGCACAAGCTACGCTGAATTTACTTTCAGCTACGACCTGGGGTATTCAACAACTGACATCGGCCAGGATACCGGCCTTCAGTATTCAAGCAACCTAGTTTCCAGTTTCTGGGACTCGGTTTACTGGGACAATTTTGTTTGGGATGGCCGCACACTTGCGCCATCTGAGGTGGAGCTAGTTGGCACCGCCGAAAACATCGCAGTGCGGATTGCGTCGATTTCTGACATCTACCAACCGTTCACAGTTAATTCCACCATTTTGCACTACAGCATGCGCAGAGGACTTCGATGAGCAATTCTTTCTATACCCATGGCGCTTTCCCGTCGACTGGCTCGGCTGCTACGTCGGCTTCGATGCGGGCTGAGCTGGACCTGATCTCCGCTGGCTTTGACAAGATGCCGACTTTGTCGGGTAACGCAAACCTGTTTGTCGTGATCAACAGCACCGGTACTGGGTTAACGCAAACCTCGACCCTGCCATCTGCTACGTTTACCGATACGTTGTTTACCATTCAAGATGACGGCGACAACACCCGCAAATTCCAATTCAACGCAAGCACCGTCACGCCAGGCGCAACGCGCATCTACTCGGTGCCCGACGCGAACACCACCCTGGTCGGCACTGACACCACGCAGACCCTCACCAACAAGACCCTGACCGCGCCGGTTATTTCGTCCATTGTTAACACCGGGTCGCTGTCTCTGCCTACCAGCACTGACACATTGGTTGGCCGCGCCACTACCGACACGCTGACGAACAAGACCCTGACATCGCCAGTCATCGCAACAATTGTCAACACCGGGACTCTGACGTTGCCTACCAGCACCGACACCCTGGTCGGACGCGCCACTACGGATACCCTGACCAACAAGACCCTAACGTCACCCGTTATTGGGACTATCGTCAACACCGGCACGCTGACCCTGCCTACCAGCACCGACACCCTGGTTGGCCGGGCGACTACCGACACGCTGACCAATAAGACCCTGACATCGCCCGTTATCGGGACCATCGTTAACACCGGCACGCTGACTCTGCCTACAAGCACGGACACCCTGGTTGGGCGCGCTACTACCGACACGCTGACCAATAAGACCCTAACGTCACCGGTTATCGGAACCATTGTCAACACTGGCACGCTGACCTTGCCTACAAGCACCGACACCCTGGTTGGCCGTGCGACTACCGACACCCTGACCAACAAGACCCTGGGTGCCTTCACGATCAGCGGCACTGTCTCCGGCGGCGGTAACCAGATCAACAACGTGATCATCGGCGCGTCCACCCCTCTGGCCGGATCGTTCACCACCCTCAGTACCACCGGCCTGGCCAGCTTGCCGTCTACCGGCCGCTCTGCCGCTGCCGCCCTGACGGTCACAAACCCCGCTTTCTTGTACGGCGTGGCCTCGACCTATACCGACACCGCATCGTCTGGCGTCATCGCGGCTATGGCCCCGTTCTACAGCATCTCTGGGCCTACGCTGTCTACGTCGAACGTGACTACGTACACCAACGCCGCAACGCTGTACATCGCCAACGCTCCCACCGCAGGCGGTAGCGCAACGATTACCAACCCGTACTCGCTGTACATCAACGCTGGCGCTGCGTACTTTGGTGGTGCTGTGACGTTCGCAGGCTCAGCGTCTTTGGCGGGTTTAACGGTTACTTCGTTGACCAACTCCGGCCTAACAACAGGCCGCGTGGTTTACACCACTACGGGTGGCCTTGAGACCAGCTCTGCCAACTTGACCTTCAATGGCACTACGTTAACGGCTAACACCATTGGGGCGTTCACCCTCAGCGGCACAGTTGCTGGCGGCGGCAATCAGATCAACAACGTCATCATCGGTACGTCCACACCACTGGCTGGCGCGTTCACTACCTTAACGGCCTCTACATCCATCACCAACTCTGGCCTGACAACAGGCCGTGTGGTGTACTCCACCACTGGTGGCCTTGAGACTGACTCTGCCAACCTTTTGTACAGCGGTACTGACCTGACTGTGTATGGCATCACCGTAGGCCGTGGTGCAGGTGCTGTGTCTACCAACACTGCGGTGGGTGCTAGTGCTTTGGCTAGTAACAGCGTTGGTTCTGATGTTACTGCTGTTGGTTATAACGCTCTAACATTAAGCACTGGTGGATATTCCTCTGCATTCGGTTCTGCTGCTGGAGCATCAATCACTTCAGGAGTAACATTAGATGCCTTTGGTTACCAGTCATTAAATCTTGCCACGGGAAATAACAATGTGGCGTTTGGCGCAAACTCCGCAAGAAATACAACCACCGGCTCAAGTAACGTAGCCGTGGGTCGGGAAGCTCTTTATTCCAACACCACAGCATCCAGCAGCACCGCAGTGGGTTATCAAGCGGGGTATACAGGCAATGCATCAAATAATACTGCTGTAGGTTATCAATCGCTTTATTCCGCTACTAATGGAAATCACACCGCCATAGGTTACAGAGCGGGGTATGGTCAAACTACTGGCAGCTTTAATGTTTTTGTTGGCTATCAAGCAGGGCTGAATGCAACAACTTTATCCAATTGCACTATTACTGGCTATGGCGCTGTTGGCACAGGAATTGCAACGGGAACGTACATTAGCGTGTATGGCACTTCTGCTGGCGCATCATTAACATCCGGCAGTTATGTTGATGCGTTTGGTGTGTTGGCCTTAAACAGCAATACAACTGGCTCGTATAACGTAGCTTTTGGAACAAGTGCTCTTCAAGCCAATACTACGGCCTCTTACAACACGGCGGTAGGTTATCAGGCAGGCTTAAAAATAACTACTGACGATAATATTTTTGTCGGATACCGTTCTGGTTACGAACAAACAACCGGCACTCAAAACACTTACATTGGAAATTATATTACTTATGGCGGGAGTGCTGGCGCGTCAACGGGAAGCAGCAACACTTCCGTTGGATATAAAGCTGGCTACACAATGGGAAGCGGTTCGTACAACACTGCACTTGGAACGCAAGCCCTTAACTCCAACACCACAGCCTCATACAACACTGCTGTAGGTTATCAGGCGGGGTATGCAAACGCCACAGGCGTAAATATGGTGGCCTTGGGTTATCAGGCGGGGTATAACAGTACAGGAAATTCAAACGTATTTATTGGTTATCAAGCAGGGTTTACCAAGACCAGTGGAGGCAACAACACAATTATTGGAACTGCTGCTGGTTATTCTGTAACAACAGGTACTGGAAATACGTTTGTCGGCGTAAATGACACAACATCCGGTTGTGGTTACTCAATGATTTCAGGCTCCAAGAACACCATTATTGGTGGCTTTACAGGGAGCAGTGCTAGTGCTGGTCTATACATTACTACAGAAGACAATTGGATTGTCTTGTCTGACGGTGCTGGCAATCCAACAATTTCAGCTAAAGGTACGACTGGTCAAGTTTATTTACAACAGTACGGCTCTACTAATCGCTTTACTGCAATTAAACAATCGAATTTTGGATATTCAACTGCTTATGGCGCATTGGTAATTGGTGCTACTTCTGGTACTAACCAAACTGTTTGTATCAACGTAGACCCAATTGCAAACCCTAGCGGCTCGTTTTCCGGTCTTGGTGGCGAGGTGATGTTTCGAAATGGCGCTACTATTACCCAGCCAAACGCTGCAAACACCGGATATCAAAACCTCATGGTATTTGAAACCAACGGCTCTGGAGTTCGATTTAATCAAAGTATTGGTGTTGGAGCCACAAGTCCCGCAACCACAGGTGCAGGCATAACTTTCCCCGCAACTCAATCATCATCATCTGACGTAAACACGCTAGATGACTATGAGGAGGGGACTTGGACTCCCCGTCTAACTGGGAGTACCGGTGGTAATTACACGCCTTCAGGTGGTAATGGTGGTCGTTACGTCAAGATTGGCAAGATGGTCTACACCACTCTTACTTTGGAATGGAACGCGCAGGTCACTGCATATTCTGGCCTCCTTGGAGTAAGCGGCCTCCCATTTACCTCTTCAGGCACATATAGATGGTCGGGCTCTATCGCGGCGGTAAACAACGGTTTAGCATTTACCGCTGGGTATGGTGAATGGATGTTTATAGTTGACCCCGGTTTAACTATTGCCTACATCATTCAGGGTTCAATAACTGGCTCTGGTTACAGTCACGGCGCAACTGTTTCATCTACTGGTCTTGTGTACTCAATGACATTAGCTTACGAAGCCTCCGCTTAATTTTAAAAAGGAAAAATCATGTCAACATTTACCGAAGTCACTTACATTTCACAATTTGACATCCAGCCTAACGGATGCATTGGTGTTCGCAAGACCACTGATGTCCTCAAGGATGATGTTGTACTCTCGTCAACCTACTGGCGTTGTGTCCTCACGCCCAACGACCCTCAAGCGTCCACGGTGCTGGATGAGGCGTACTAC